AAATGGTTGAAGACCCGTCAGTCGTGGGCCAAGTCATTAACATCGGGCCTGATGAAGAATTCGTGACTATCAAAGAGGTCGCTGAGACGTGTGCCAATCTTACTGGTTTTAATGGTGAATTTATTTATGTACCTGATCGTCCACAAGAAGTTAAACATGCAACGTGCTCCTCGGACAAAGCAAGAAAGCTACTTGGTTATAAGACTATGACTAATACGAAAGAAGGTATTAAGAAGACATATGAGTATATCAAGGAACACGGACCACGGGCCTTTCAATATCATATAGACATAGAAATTATAAATAAAAAAACTCCAAAGACCTGGACGGAGCAATTAATTTGAACCACGTATTTTGTTTTGTAAGCTCTGCTAATACAGAAGATTATTCTAGACTAGCTCTATATTCATTTTTTTTAAATACAAAATTAGAAACTGGTGATATTTTTGTATTTGTAAATAATGATGGTACTAATGCATTCAAAAACGAGTATCCAATAGATATCTATATAAATAATAAAACTCCTAAATCTTGGGCAACAAATTTTAATAAAGGTTTAAGAATAGCTAAAAAATTTAAGAAACATTTCGTAGTTATTACTAATGATATTATATTTACTAAGAATTGGTTTGAACCATTAAAACAAAAAGATGATGCTATATTAATACCTTCTTGTAATATTAATTTTTTATATAATACAAAAGAATTTAATACATCCCCTTGTATGCAGTTGGAGGAGTATATTGGTAAAGAAAAATATTTAGATGGTATTGTTCAATATCATCAATCTAGATTTAAATTTGATGATTTAAAAGAAAAAATATTTATGCAACTATATCTAGGAAGAATACCTTATCAAATACATGATGAAATTGGTTACTTTGATTATACCTTTTCTAATTGTGGTGGTGAAGACATGGATTATAGAATAAGGTGTGCCATAAAAGGTTATAAAACAATGATAGCAAATCATTCACTAACTTTACATTTTCACGGTAAGTCTAGTTGGGATGGTAGTGAGACTACCGAACAAGAAACAATTAGAAGAGAACAATACCTTAAAAGAGGGGTTAGAAAATGGGGAGAGGACTTAACAGAGATCTTTATTAAGGGTACAAATGCTAAAGAATGGGCGTATAAAATAGGTTTACAAAAAGAGTATGATAATAATGAATCATTTAATATTATAAGAAAACTAAAAAATAATTATGCTTGATATAGGAACGTTACAAATCGTTAAGAATTACATCAAAAAACGCATCGATGAAACCAAGCAGGATATTTGCTATGGTATAGACACGCTCGATAGGCTCCACTATGCTAAGGGCAAGCTCAGTGCTTTAGAAGTACTGCTTCAGGATCTTATAGACCTGCTAAAAAAAGAGGAGAGCATCGATGACGATAATAACACCCGAGAAGGAACTAATACTTCCTAAAACAGATGATATCGAACAAGAAGGTATCAGAATCCCTACAGACCCAGAAGGTATAAAAAAATACTTAGACAGTTTACCCGATCCAGTTGGATATCGAATGTTAATTCGACCCTACTCTGGAAGAAGTAAAACTGAAGGAGGTATTTTTCTTTCAGAACAAACCCACGAAACTATTCAAATGACTACAGTCATTGGATTAGTAATTAAAACAGGAAGTCTTGCTTACGAAGACAAAGAAAAATTTCCTGATGGAGCGTGGTGTAAAGTTGGAATGTTTGTCATGTATGGCAGATACGCTGGTTCTAGGTTTAAAACTAAATATGGTGAACACCGTATTTTGAATGATGACGAAATCATAGGTCTTGTTAAAAAGCCTTCAGATGTTCTTCATTTATACTAAGGATATAAAAAAATGATAGATGAAACAAAAAAAAATGAGGTTGATCTAGATTTGGATGATGTTAAGGAAACTGAAATTCAAATAGAAGGTAAACCAGAGGAGTCTAAACTTCCTAACTTAAATGTTGGTGAAGTTGATCTTGGCTATGTTGGCCACAGTAAAAAGACTAAAGAAGATAAAGTTGAGATTGAACAAATTGAGGACACTAAAGAAGAAAAACCTCAAGTTGAAACTCAACCTAATGAAGAAGAAAAAGCAAAAGTAGATACGGATAATCTTACAGAAATATCTGAATCAATTCAAAAAAGAATTGATAAACTTACTCGTAGATATAGGGAAGCAGAAAGAAGAGAAAAAGCTGCTTTAGATTTTGCAAAAGGGTTGCAAAAAAAATACAGTGACTCTGAGAAAAAATTTGATACTGCTGATGAAAATTACTTGAAAGAATTTGAAGCAAGAGTAGATGCTCAAAGAGAACAAGTAAAAATTAAATTAAAATCAGCTATCGAAGCAAATGATCCTAATCAGATCATGGAGGCTAACGATGAGCTTACACAACTTGCTGTTCAAAAAGAAAAAGCTAAGTTGCAAATGGCTGATCGTGTTCTAAGATCTAAACAATCAGAAGATCAAAGACAAATTGAAGCCCAACAGGCAAAAGTACAAGCAGAAACGCCTGTTATTCCACAACCTAGCGAAAAAGCTAAGAAGTGGGTTCAAAAAAATACTTGGTTTACCGATGACAGAGTCATGGCAAACGTTGCAATAACAATACACGATGACCTAGTGGGTAGTGGTATTGAAGTTGAAAGCGATGAGTATTATAATGAAATAGATAAGCGTATGCGAGATACTTTCCCGCATAAGTTCGTTGTACAAGAACAACGCAAACCAGTCCAAACTGTTGCTTCCGCTGGAAGAAAACAACAAGGACGAAGAACTGTGAGACTCACCAAATCACAGGTGGCTATTGCCAAAAAATTAGGGGTGCCACTAGAAGAATACGCTAAATACGTGAAGGAGGCAAATTAGTATGAGCGATAAAAATAAAAGAGCTTCACGCGCGTCTGAAGAAAGTAAACAAACAAGGAATGTTCCTTGGACGCCACCATCATCTCTGGATGCACCACCTGCGCCAGAAGGCTTTATCCATAGATGGATACGAGTCGAGTCAATGGGTTTTCAAGATACTGCAAATGTATCGAAGAAAATGAGAGAGGGTTGGGTATTTGTTAGATCCGAAGAGATTAAAAATCAAATCGGTGAACATAATTATCCAGTCATGCATGACGGAAGATACGCAGGGTTGATCGGGGTTGCTGGCCTAGTGTTGGCTAGGATACCGGAAGAGATCGCAAGATCACGCGCAGATTATTTTAAGAGAATTACTAGAGATAGAATTACCGCGATTGATAACGATCTGATGAAGGAACAACGACCGGAGATGCCTATTAATATTAATAGACAGTCTCGCGTAACTTTTGGTGGTGGACGTAAGTCATAATTATTTGGCAAAGGTCAACCACTGTATAAAAACTTAACAAGGAGAAAATATAATGCCTAACGTAGTTGAAAAATATGGCTTAAGGCCAGTAAGACAACTGAACGGAAGTCCATTTATAAACGCTCAGAATCGTTATAGAATTGCATCAAGTAACACGACTGCAATATTTCAAGGTGACTTAGTCACTCCGTTAACTTCGGGAAATATTACACGAATGGTTGCAAATACTAGTAACGTAACTGTGGGTGTATTTAATGGCTGTTTTTATACAGATCCAACAACACAAAAGCCGACTTTTAAAAATTTCTATCCTGGAAACATAGCTGCAAGCGATATTATCGCTTTTGTAGTAGATGCACCAGATACAGTATATGAAATAAAAGCTGATGCTACTTTTGTTGTTGCAGATTTGTTTAAAAACTATCAGATGACAGACGTAACCGGAAACACAGCAACAGGAATATCTCAAGTACAACTTGATGTTAGTGAATCTGGTACAACAGGAACATATGTGGTTCAAGCAATTGATATCACACAAGATCCGTTCAACAGTGATGTTGCAGCGGCTTCCAATGTGGGAGTTCTTGTCAGAATTAACAATCACTTTTTCCGTCAAGGCGGAACAGGCTTATAATAGGAGAATAAAATATGGCTATATCACGTTCGCAGCTAGTTAAAGAACTAGAGCCAGGATTGAATGCACTATTCGGCCTGGAATATAATAGATATGACAATGAGCATGCTGAAATCTTTATAACAGAAACTTCTGATCGAGCATTCGAAGAAGAAGTAATGTTATCAGGTTTTGCAAGCGCATCAGCTAAAAGTGAAGGCGCTCCAGTAGTATTTGACGATGCTACAGAAGCATATACTTCAAGATATACTCACCAAACATTTGCATTAGCATTTGCTATAACTGAGGAAGCAATTGAAGATAACCTTTACGATAGACTTGCAGCTAGATACACAAGAGCATTGGCTAGATCAATGTCGCAAACTAAACAACAGATTGCGGCTGACGTTCTAAACAACGCTTTTAGTCCTGCTGTAATAGGTGGTGATGGAGTAGAACTTTGTTCAACTGCTCACCCATTAGCAAATGGTGGAACTTTTAGCAATGAACTTGCTACATCTGCCGATTTGTCAGAAACATCATTAGAGCAATCATTAATTGATATTGCTGCTTTTGTAGATGAAAGAGGATTAAAAATTGCTCTTCAAGGTATTAAATTAATAATTCCAAAAGAATTACAATTTACTGCTGAGAGAATTTTAAAATCTTCCCTAAGACCCGGTACTGCTGATAATGATATCAATGCAATACTGAACATGGGAATGGTTCCACAAGGTTATAGAGTTAATCACTTTTTAACTGACACGGATGCATTTTTTATTATGACTGACGCTCCAAATGGTTTAAAACACTTTGTAAGATCGCCAATTAAAACAGCGATTGAAGGTGATTTTGACACTGGTAACGTAAGATTTAAAGCTAGAGAAAGATACAGCTTCGGCTTTTCTGACGCTAGAGGAGTCTTCGGCTCGCCAGGAGCTTAATACATAAGTAATTAAATAGTTCAATAAAAGGGGTTAGAGTTTACTCTAGCCCCTTTTTCATTTATAATAATTTCACTATACTTAAATTAACTTCTGATCTAGACGCGTATAGTCGACTCGCCTAGAGACTGGATTGGAAAAATTAGGAGAATATATCATGGCACAAACAACATTTTCGGGACCAGTTACATCAAACGCTGGTTTCAATTCTGATGACACAATAACAACTGCTGATCTTACGGGTTCACCAACTGGTTATAATCTAACTGACTTTACTGTAAGACCAGTTAATAGTTGGACAGGTACAGTAGCAGCACTTGTAGGAGCAGTAAATTCAAGAACTGCAGGAGTATCGGGTGGAACAATTATTGGATGTTACGCTCAAACTTCATTAACAAGTTCAACTATCACTGGATTAAACGCAAGCGTTTATGGTGTTGTTGATTTAGGATCAAGTGCATCTATTGGTGCAACTTACGGCGGACTTTTTGATTTTGCTCAATTTACAGGTTCAAGAGGAGCAACTCCAACAGCGTTCATCGGTTTTGGTGAAGAATCATCTTCAATTAATCCTTGCTTAAATTTATTTGACATAGGTAGACTTGGAAAAAATGTAGGAACAGGATTAGCTAAAACATCTGGAACAGCAACTGTTGCAGCGGGTCAAATACGAGTTCTTGTAAATGGTTCTATTCGTTATATTCAGTTGTTTTCAACTTCTGCATAATATGGACGTAAAAAAAATTAAAGAACGAATTGCAAATTTAGAAGCTCAACGTAATCAGATGTCGGCAAATTTGAATGCGATAAGTGGAGCAATACAAGATTGTCAATTTTGGTTAGAACAAATTTCTAAACCACAAATTAATGACAATGTTGTAAAAATTGCAAAAGAAAAAAAATAATTTAAGGGCTCCTTCGGGAGCCTTTTAAAAGGAAAAAATTATGAAATCAGATGTAAAACCAGTCGTTACAAGTTCTACAAATGCAGTATTATTTACAGGTCCTACAAGATTAAGAGGATTTATGATTCAATCTACAGGAAGTTCTGGTGTTGCAATCATTAATGGTTTAGCAAATGCTTCCGCTGTTAGTTCTTCTACTAATACACAAGTTTATATTCCAGTTCAAGTTCCAGCAGGTGGAACTGAAACATTAAATCTTCCAGAAGATGGAGTTTTATATGCTGGAAGAAATGGCTTAGGAATTATTGATGGTATTGGTGTTACAGGTAATACAAGTGCTTTAACTATTACTTTATTTATAGATAAATAATTATCATGCCTATTTACAAAACTAGGCAATTTACTGGTACTTCCCTTTACGATGACGCTCAAGATATCTATAGTTTAAATAGATCATCAATAAAAGAAAAAAATATAAAATCTCAAAAAGCTAGATTATCTTCTGAAGAAGAAACAGAAGAATCAGATAAAAATAAAAATTCAAAAATATTAATGGCTAATCTTGGTATGATGGTTGGTTATGAAAAAGGTGGCATGCCCGCAAGAAATAAAAAAAATTTTAGATCTACAGAGTCTGGAGCTGGAATGACTCAAACTGGTGTAAATGCTTATAGAAGAATGAATCCGGGTTCTAAATTAAGCACAGCAGTTACTGAAGATAATCCCGGTCCTAAAAATACTGCAAGACGTAAATC